GATCCCCATTTTTTCAAGAAGAGCAACGCGAGCCGATGAATCCGAACGGTCTTGTTGGACGCGTTCTCGCGCCGATATTGCGCGCCGTCGAGGGCGCGTATCGACCCGGCCCGTATCCCATGCCGATCAGCGGCGGCTGGCTTTCGGCCGAGGCGGGGCAATTTCAAAACTGGTGGCAGCTCGGGTATAACCTAATCGGCGGAGAGCGCTCGGCTGTTGTTGAAGCCTGCATCAGCGCCTACGCACAGACGATTGCCATGTGTCCTGGGGATCATTGGCGATCCAACAACAAAGGCGGCAAGACACGCATCACGAATTCGGCAGTCTCGCGCATCCTGCGCAAGCCGAACGCCTATCAGACAATCAGCGATTTTCTGCTCAATCTCACGGACTCGTTGTTTCGCGAGGGCAACGCCTATGCCTTGGCTTTGCGCAATGATCGTTATGAAGTCTCTGAATTGCATCTGATGAACCCGCGCTATAGCAGACCGCAGCTCGCGGTGACCGGTGATATCTTTTACCGATTGGGTGGCAACGACGTCATCGCACAGCAGCTCGGCAATGAACAGATCATCGTGCCGCAACGCGACGTGCTGCATGTTCGATTGCGTACCGATTATCGAGTGCCGCGGCCGCTGATCGGCGAAACGCCGCTGATGGCGGCGCTGGCCGACATCATCGCCACGGATGCGATCTTGCAGCAGCAAATCTCCTTCTATCAAAATCAGGCACGTCCCAGCGCAGTGCTGATGACGGATGAAAGATTTACCAAGGAACAGGTCGATTATTTGCGCGATCGATGGAACGAGCAAACGCGCGGAATAAATCAGGGCGGGACGCCAATCCTTACTGCCGGACTGAAATTGCAGCCATGGACAACGTCGGCTGGGCAGGACAGCAAGGTTGCCGAAATTGCCAAGATCTCCGATCAACGCATTGCGCTCGCCTTTCGCATCCCATTGCAGATCCTTGGCATCGGCGGCGCGACCTACTCGTCGGTCGAATTGTTGATGCAGAGCTGGATCTCGCTCGGCCTTGGATTTGTCCTGAATCACGTCGAAGAATCGTTCGGGCTGCTCTATGAACTGAAAGGACAACCCGAGGACTACATTGAGTTCGACACCGACGCATTGCTGCGATCCGCTCTGAAGGATCGAATCGATGCGCTGGTGAAGGGAGTTCAAGGCGGAATTTACGCACCTAATGAAGCGAGAGCGATCGAGGGTTATGACGCCGTGCCTTATGGCGATGAGCCCCGAACGCAGCAGCAAGTGGTCCCGCTTTCTTTTGCCGGGAAGATTCCTCCGGCTCCCGCACCAGCAGCACCGCCGTCAGCACCGCCAGCGCCCGCCGCAGCCGCGCCAGCAAAAGAACCGCCCGCGAAGGATCGCCATGGAAACACACAACGGCAAGTCGCTCTACTCCGAAATGACGCCGCCCGAGCCCGACGGCGATTTGTTGCTTGATGTCTGGCGCGAGACGCTCGCGGAAGTTCTGGCGCAAGAACAGGAGCACTGGCACCGTGAGCGCGCGCGGCAACAGGAACAGTGGCAGCGTGAACGGGCGCTGATCGAAGCGCAGGCCGGCCGCACGATTGCCGAGCTGCGCGCCGAGATCACAGAGCAGCGAGCCAGATGCGACACGGCGATTAACGCCAAGCTTGGCGAATTGACCACGATGGTGATCGAGCGGCTCGCGCTGGTGCGCGATGGCGCCGAGGGGCTGGCCGGCCTTGACGGCAAGGACGGCCGTGACGGAGTCGACGGCGCTCCCGGAGCGGTCGGCATGAGAGGGGAGCAAGGGATCGCCGGGGAAAAGGGCGATCCGGGCGAGAGGGGCGAGAAGGGCGAGATCGGTGCCAACGGGGCGCCGGGCATGTCGATTGAGGGCCCGCCCGGCCCGAAGGGTGATCAGGGCCTTCCCGGCGAGCGAGGCAAGCAAGGCGAGGCCATTGTCGGCCCGCGCGGCGAGAAGGGTGAGCCCGGCGAAAGCATCATCGGCGCTGCCGGCCCGATCGGATTGCCTGGGGAGCGCGGGGAGCGCGGAGAAAGGGGTATCGTCGGCCCTCCTGGCCCGTGTGGAGATTTTGGCCCTCCCGGCCCGGCCGGCACGCCTGGGCTCGTTGGCGAGCGGGGCGAGAAAGGCGACTCCATTGTAGGCCCGCGCGGGGACTTGGGGCCGCGAGGACCGGAGGGACGCGCTGGACTTGTTGGCGAAAGGGGCGAGAAAGGCGAGAAAGGCGAGAAAGGCGACTCCGTCACCGGCCCGCGCGGGGAGCGCGGCGAAAGCGTTGCCGGCCCACTGGGACCGGAAGGCCCGCGCGGCAAATTGCCAAACGTTAAACAATACGCCCCCGATGCGGTCCATTACGGCGCAGACGTGGCCACATATGACGGTTCCACCTATCAGGCGTTGCGCGACACGAAGCATGCGCCACCGCACGCGGATTGGATCTGCCTCGCCGCCGCAGCGCCGCCGGCACGGGGCTTGACCATCAAGGGCACCTATATCGAGACGGGGATTTATGATGCGCTGGATATCGTGGCCCGCAACGGCGGAGCATTCGTCGCCCGCAAGGACAAGCCCGGCACCTGCCCAGGTCCAGACTGGCAGCAGATCGCGCAACCGGGGAAAGCCGGCCCCCGCGGCGATCGGGGCGAGGCTGGCGCGCCCGGAGTGGCAGGACAGGCCGGCAGGAGCGGAGAGCCCGGCAAATCAGCCCCCATGCTGCGCGAATGGAAGCTCGATCGGAAAACCTACACCGCGGTTCCCATCCTGAGCGACGGTACCGAAGGACCGCCGCTCGCCTTGCGCGGTCTGTTCGAGCAATTCATCGCAGAAGTTAAATGAAATGAACGCCGTCAAGCGTAGACTCGCCTGTAGCCCTTCGCTGCGCGCAGGAACGGCCGCGCCTCGTTGAGCCATTCGCGCTCGATCTCGCGGACCGTGCCGTTCTTTAAGCAAAAGGCGGCTTCTATCTTCTCGCACATCTTGTCCCCGAGCGAGATCAGGCCAGTGCGGTTGCGAAAATAGACGGCGAGCAGGGCTCGATTCAAAACCTGATCGCCCCCCATGCGGGCCGCAAGGTCCGGCGTCGTCCAGTGCCGCTTTCCCATTTCGGACCAGATGAATTCGCGCGGGTGCCGCGTCCTGGTCTGCAAAATCCGTAGACGGTTCCGATGGTAAGCGCGCATTGTTTCATGAAACAGGCGTGAGAGGCTTTAACATGGCAGTAAATCCGACCGGGACGCAAGCGGAAAACGACTTGGCGGCCACCGGCCATACGGTCGTCAGCAAGGTTGCAGATGGCTCGGCGCTCGATCCCAATACGCCGCCGTGGATGCAAGCGCTGCCCGCGAATGTGACGCTGCCGATCGTCACCGGGTCCGCGACCGTTGGCTCTACGCTCCAATGCTCCACCGGCGCGTGGAATTACGGCGGTCTCGCGTACGCATTTCAATGGCTGCGCGCGGGCACTGCAATCTCTGGCGCAACTGCGAGCAGCTATACCGTCGTGACCGCCGACAAGACGAACGCCCTCAGTTGCACGGTGACCGCCACCAACGCCAAGGGCTCGACACCCGCAACTTCGGCAGCGACAGCAACGGTTCCATAAGATGGCCGACGTCACAGTTCACGTCCTCACACCGGCGACGACCACCGATCTCATCACCCTTGATGAATGTAAGCTTTTGTCCGGCATCCTGCCGACGGATACCTCGCAGGACGCCTATTTGACAATGCAAATCAGCATTCAATCTGAAATCGTTGCGCTGATGTGCAACCGCATTTTCGCACGCGAGCGGATTGACGAGAGCTGGCGCCAGATTCAGTGCGATCCCGAAATTGGCGGACCGCGATTATTCCTGACGCATTGGCCTGTTGTGGCCACCGATATCGAGACAGTGTTGATGAACGGCACCGCGATCGATCCCACCATGTGGAATCTGGAAGAAGAGACCGGGAAGCTTTCGAATTATGCAGGATGGGCGGAGCCGGCCGAAGTCACTTATACTGGCGGATACGTGTTGCCGGATGATGCCCCGCTGCCGTTGAAGCACGCGACCGCGCTGCTCGTGAATGAGGCGCGACGGCAGCAGCAACGCGAAAGCATTGAGGGAATTCGCTCGCTCTCGCACAAGCACGCACGCGTGCAATTTTTTGATCCAAATGCCTTGTTGCTGAAAACCATCAGCACGGGCGGCCAGACCGCAGTGCAGCTTTCGGTCAGCCGCCTCCTGGCGAAATACATGCAAACGAATGCGTGAGCACCGATGCCTGTCACCGTCGATGATGCTGCGATCGATAGGCTTCTTGCGAAGTTCGATTCGATGGCCCAAGGGCTCGAAGAACTCCAACTGACCATGCCGGCGGAATTGACCGATTGGCAACGCGACGATCTTCGCCGCGTACGGACGTTCACGGATACGCCTGCGCACCTCGTTGCCACCACGAAAGTCTGGCGCCGCTGGCGGAAGCGCGCTTGGCGAGTTGGGCGGCGCCCAGGACAGCGCGGACGGCGGCGCGGGCAGCCCAGGAGTAGCGCTTCGGTTATTAGCCGCGCGATCTTGAGTCCAAAATCGAGGGATGATCTGCACAAGCGGATGACGGATCTTGTCACGCGCAGCTTAACGCGGATCTAAACCAAAATGGGACAAGACTATTCCGGCTTG